GCTTTTTTAGATTTAGCTTTTTCTGGATCCATCCAATCTTTTACAGATTTATTTTTCTTTTTAGTCTCTCCAGTATTTTTTTTAAGATTTTTACCATACGGCATTGTTATTCCTCCGTGGGTGGATAAGCGAAATCGTGAAGTTCAGTCATTCTCTTTATAGCATCTTCATGAGAAGGACCTGACGTCTGATAAGCCTCCATGAATTGTGCATTGCCATGTAACTGAGCGATCTCATTTTTAGCTTGCTCAGGGGTAAGAACAGATGTACCTTGTCGTCCTGCTCTACCTTGAGAACCTTTTTCAAGTAGTTGTGCTCCAATTTTTGCAGCAAATTTTATCATCTCTGGATGGTTACCTAAGCGACTTTCGTTAAGGTAATCTCGTAAATCGTCACTACCAAACTCTTCAACTGCTGCTTTAGCAGATTCTAATTGATCATTATAGGCAAGTCCAAATTCTTTTCTAACATCAGTATCCCATTGTTTCTCAGTGTCAGCCGTAGTAGATGCTTGCTTTTCAACAAACTGTCCTGAAAAATCGTTATACGACTTATACATATCAGAAGCCTGTTTTTGACTTAATCCAGCTTCATGCATAGATTTTCTAAAGAATGTCTCCATAGAAGTTACTTCTTCAGATTGCTTAGTTCCTTCAGGAACACCAAAATCGTATCCTTTACCTTCTTCACCAGTTGGGCGTCCAACAGAATCATAAAACTTAGACCACTCAGCTGATCCTGCTTCTGATACTGGCATGGGTAACCGTTGCTGTCCTATCATCTCTTGAGCAGATATATAAGATTTAGCCATACCATTAACATCAGAGATATCTCGTAGAGCGGTATGATCTTTATATTCTGGTGATAGATGTTCTTTAAAATTAAAAGCACCTTCTGTTAATGATGTTGCAGGCTCTACAGATTCTACTGTTTCTGTAGAAGCTCCGCCGTCGTCAATTGCCATATGTGTTCTCCTGTTCAATGTCGTCCATTAACCTATGAAAGTAACTCGCATCTTTATTAATGAACTTTATTAATGATAAAACTACGGATCGCCTCCCATCTCTATTTGAGGTTTCACAACAAGTCTGTCCATTATTATATACTGGATCTACTACATATTGCGATTTAATTAAGTGTTTTAAAACTCTTTCTCCAGCGGGACTACTGAAGATAGCTTGACAATCATCGTGGATTGCTGATCTTTTTTCTAGTACATTCTTCATATAAAGATAGGCCTTTTTGCTGGTATACACCCTAAAGAAGTCTGCTTAGGCTGTATTTTTTCAGTCTCGCGTAGTTCTCTAAGGCATTCAGCTTGGTTAGTAAATACACCTAAACTATCGGCTTGCTCAATGGTGTATGGTCCTGAGAATAAAATTAAAACTAAAATCCACATCATTGGTTAGCTGCATCCTGCATTAGACTCTGTGCTTTAGCTACATCAACCCCACCAGATGCGGCTCTTTCCATATCTTGTTTCTGTGACTCTTCCTTTTGAGCTTCCATTCTAGCTTTACGTATTGCCATAACTTTCTCAGCATCTTCAAGTATTACCTCTGGAGCATCTAGTAAATCGTGTGCCCACTCAAAATACTTATCTCCATTAAAGTTATCTGCCATTTCCGGTTTAATATTAATAAGAGGAATAAATGCTTCTAATAATCTAGTAACATTCTGTAGTTGAGTTGACTTCTGAGCTCTTGCTACAGGAGAAGAATACTCTATGTTGATACCTCTTCCTTTTAATGTAGCAGGAATAGGAGGAATAATCTTCTGACGATTTGCTATGTGGTAAGTTCTACGAATCATAGGAGCTAAAAATTCAACTTGCATTCTACCTGTCATCGGTGCAATGTTCCTCATCTTTTCTTCTTGGCGAGTCATAACTTCAGTAGCAGTCATTTCTGGTCCGCCTTCTTGCATCCGCATAACATCTATATGAAAGACTCTCATTATATGTTCATGTCTATGCTTTAGTAAATCAAACCCAATATTAAGATTGCCTGCGACAGGAAGAGGCTCAATACGATCTTGCGAGCCAGATCTATAGAAGTTAATTCCCGCAGGTGTCGTTCTAATGGGGAGGAGAAATCCATCATCAGGAACCATCAACGGCGGATCAGTAACTTTCTGTCCAGATTTAATAATAGTCTTCATCATCTCATTGACCATCTTAATATCGGGTAGAGCAGTGGACCCTGGTCCACGTCCATATATTTCTTCTGCTGTCTTCTGCCATCTAGGTACTACATAAGGAAAGACATCATAGCCAGATTCCTCAAGGATTGCTTTTTCACTTCCTAAGAAGATGAATACAGATATATACTCTTTGTTAGTACTCTTAACTGAATCTGGTAGAAACTCATCGTTAGGTTCAACAACGTGTAAACATTCGTGCTCTTCATAAGGTTTAGCTTTGAACACTTCAACTTGCTCTGCAGAAAAGACATCAGCATACTTCTGCATGATCTGTCTAGCGGTCATTAAGTATTTTCGATAGACTGTATTTACTTTACCATCCATGCCCTCTGCTATATAACAGTTACCTAAGTGGAATGTTTGAAAATTAATCCCAGAAGGAAGATCTTCAATTAGCATTACTGACGTACCAAAAGCTCCTATATCTAAATATAGTTCGTGTGTTTGCGGTGTAAAATTTGTGTTTGGAGAATTAAAAACATGGTCGTAAAGAATATTCTCTACATTCTCTAAATAAGCTCTAGATGTTTTTTGCTGATCTAGTTTAGGATCAGACATCTTTAATTTAAACCATCGTTGCGTGGGTGAGGTTAGAAACCCTGCAAGACCAGCAGCGAGTTGTTCATTGGCCCATGGTCCAGTACCATCGTAGATATGGTCATGGCGAGGTCCCCCTTTAGCGCGTGTTACAGTAAAGTCCCCTCTATTAGGAAGTATGTACTGGGTAATATCATTCCAGACTCCTTCCCAATTAGCTCTTAAATTCCTTAGTTGCTCAAAACGACCTGTATAAAGATCAATCTTATCTCGATCGCTTGAGTTCATCATGCGCCACTCCCTAATTTTGTTTTAGATATATTAGCGGCTTCTCCAAGGAGTTGGCCTGAACGATTTTGCTTTGTTAGTACAGTACCCTTTTGAGTAGATCGCTCCGCTTGTGCAACTTTATACTTCTCTCTTGATTCAGCAATAGCAAAATCTTCTACTTTAGGTGGTGGTGGTAATGGTGGTGGTGATGGTATTGAAGGTGCTCCGCCCATGATTATAGTCCTATTATATTATATTCATGCTCAGCATGAGTTGGTAATGGCTCTCTCTTCATTGTTTCCCTACGTACAGAGAGAGCAAGATATCGCAAAGCGTCCATAAAATCAGAAGTCCAGTCATGGTAAGGGCGGTCATGAAAACACCGCTTCTTATCATCCCATTCCTTTCTATATTGTTTAGACGCTTCAATAAGATGCTCCGTATTTTTATCGTCATTCCAGTATAACCTCGACATAATAGATCTTACCGCTTCTATACCGTCTTCAATAGAGACTTTAGGGACCACCCTGAAACGGAGTCCCAATGATTGTGCAGTTTCGAGGCGCGTTCTACCCGTTGAAAGGTCCTTGGCTTTAATGTCATGTGGCGCATAATGATTGCCGTATACATATTGAGATCTGTGACCTTTCGATAAGATGTTAACATAGTGTTGTAAACCCTCGCCTGAATTCGAATAACAATCTATTAAACGAATCTGTTGTCCAAGTACCTGGTAGAATAAGATAACTGTTTGATCACCTATTCCCAAGTCCCAGGATGTATTGACCATCAACTGGCTGTCGTACGGAAACTGGCCAATACGCCCAGTATCAAACGCGGCCTTCATATGATTTCCGTAGTATGCTCCTACTAATGCTGCATCAAAAGAACAAAAGAATTCCTGCTGAATAAGCTCTTCAGGCATTCCAGCTTCTCTCTCTTCATCGATAGCTGCGATAGGAACTGCCTTTGTATCGTGAACTGATAGTACTTGGGTGAACCATTTTGGATTTTTCTTAGCATGGTTTAATAACGTATAGCCATGGTTTCTTCCACGTGGTGTATAAATAAAAACGGCCCAACCTTCGTTCTCTAAAAGTATTGGCCTTATATAGTCCCACGCTCTGGG